GGATGCAGTCTGCAATCTACCTAATAAATCACGAGCAGTTGCTGCTTTGTTTGCAAGAATACCAATGTTTGTACTATCGTTGAAAACAGCATAATGTAAAAGATATGATACAGATGTAGTAGATTTACCCGTCTGCCGAGGCATCTTACATATGTTGAAACGGTTTTCATGAAACCTTTTAATTAAAGTTTCTTGGAAATCATATGGATGAAATTGTGTTAGTCCCTCATCAAGAGAAACAATTTTAATATAATTTCTTGCAAAATAAACTGGGTCATTTTTACATTTAATAAATTCAATGACCTGCTCCTCTGTAAATTCATGAGGAGTATTTGCTTTTTTTAAATTTGGATTACCAAGATATACATTATCAACCATAACTTATCAGCAATTCCAACGACGACGTGCTTGCCTTAATCTACTATCTGGATCTTTTGCTGCCTTTGGAAATTTCTTCATTTGACCTGCACTTCGAGCACAATAACTCTTTCTACGATTTGCATCCTTCGAACCTTTCTTTAATTTAGATGGTTCTGTAGTCACTGCAGTCTTTAATTTAGAACCAGGATTTCTACGACGATATGCTTCAACACCTTTTTGTGTCATTCCAGCACCACTCTTTGTAGGTCTTTTATGTCCTGACTTGACACTCATACCTTTCATATCATCTTCACTGAGTTCACTTCTCCAATCAGATTGAACTTTTTTTGCTGAGATAATATCAATAACTTCTACAAAATCATTTCCATCTGCATCCTGTAAAGTTACTGTCTCCTCTTTTTTCATCTTTTTTGCGACAGCATCCTGCTCCTTCTTTCTAAGCATTGCCTCTTTCTTTGCATTATCTTTCATCATCATAGAATGAGTGGCAATACCAACTTCTTCTTTTACACCACGTTTTGCCTTGTGCTCTTCTCTTCTCTTAGAAATTAATTCACCTCTTGTAGCATCTTTTGTAATTTTCTTTCCAGTCATAATATCAGGCATTTCACCAGATGTTCCAAACTTTCTTTTATTTCTAATTGTTGCTTTACCATAAGTTGAAGCACCTGCTTCATACTTTGCCTCTGGTATGACATCCTCTTTTGTCACACCCGCCTTTGCTCTTTCCTTTTCAGCAACACTTTTAATCACCATCTTTAACTTATTCTTTAGGGAATAAGGATTTTCTTTTTTCTTTTCTTTTCCAAATGCTGCCATCTGACCTGATGGTTTACCTGATCCTCTAGTGATTCCATATGCCATTCCTTCAGAAGTATCTGTAGTATGTTGCTTGTCTGGTTCGTTCTTTACTAAATTTTTCTTTTTCTGTTTATCTGATATCTTTGGTCCACCCATCGGGTCACCATACTCATCTCTTTCAACTTGCTCCTTTTTTACGCAGTTTGGATACCTCTTACCAAACATTGTCTTCATACCTTTCTTTTCATATCCCTTCCAACATTTTTCTGAGAATTGTTGGAATGAAATACCAGTTGGTTCAAACTCTTCTTTCTTACTACTATTACCCCAATTTGCAGCACCGACTTTACGACACTTAACTAATGCACCTGATGCATACGCACTCGGCCATACAGAATATCTTGACTTAACCTTATGATAACAGGCATCTTTAGAACCACTACCCTTACCTTTCTTATCTGCTTCAGTAAGTTCCATTTCATTTCTCCAATCAGAAGATTCTTTTTTCATTTTCTTTTTCCTTGGACTATCAGTTGATACGTATGTTGGTTTTGCAGCACCAGATTTTTGTTGTTGGCCAGGATCTGCCTTTTTCTTACGACGTGCAGCAGATAATCTTTCTGTCTTTGTCATACTTGCTCTTTTTGAGGACGATACACATTTAGGTGTTCCTTCACCAGGTTCATCACTCGCACAGGTTCCACCTGTGACTACGTTGACCCAACCACCTTTACCATCTTTGGATTTAGAACCTTTGAACCATTTATGTAATGTTCCCTCACTCATTCCTCCTCCATTACCACCACCGTTTCCACCATTGCCACTGCCATTTCCGTTACCACCATTACCATTAGCATTACTGCCATTGCTACCATTACCATTCTTTCCATTACTCTTTTTACTATCATCATCAGGTTCTAATAAACCTCTACCACCTACATGATATCCACGAGGAATAGGTTTACACTTCTTATCAGTGTAACAATAATAGTATCCAGATTTACACTTTTTCATTCTTAGGGTTCGATGCCTCTTTATTATTTAGAATTCCTTGCTTCAGCATTTTTGACAACTCAGATGTTGAACCAACAAACAAGGCATTATTTGTGACATTATTTGTAGTTTTATTTGCATCTTCTTCAACTTCTTTAACTTTTTTCTGTAAGTCCATAAGTTTGTCAGTCGTATCTGCCACTGATTTAATTAATTGACCTGCAACTTCATATGCCCTTGGACTCGCAGTTTCACCAGCAACTTCCATAATTCCATTAATTGCTTCCTGTCCTTTTTCGATTAATGAATATAAATTACCTCTTGTGTAATCATAATCTTTACTGATATCATGATTTTCAACTTTTTTAAGTTGACCCTTCTTAGCAACAACATCTTCAGGTGTAGGTACAACTTCAGAGTTGATATTTAAAGTTTTGTCAATAGATTTGAAATTATCCATTAGATATCAGTTTGCCTTGTAGGACTGTAAGATTTAGAATCAGAAAAGAATGAAGTTGTTTCACTAAATCCAAAATCATCATCTGGTCCAGCATCCACTGGGTCAGGTGTTACAGTGTATCTGACTTCTCGTTTTGCATTTCGAACGTCAGTATCAGCAGCATAATCAACTTGAACTTTCTTGATAAGACCTTCAGAGGACTCTGCAACAGGACCAAATAGATAGGTCTTTGCCGTAAATCCTAATGTATATATTAGTGCTCTTCTTGTTGAAAAATCTCCCTCATAATCGTCTTGAAAATTAATACTGTCTAAAACAATTGGTATATCTCTTTTTTCTCCAATGGATTTAACTAAATCAACTGTAAGATTGAATGATGGTTGAAAATATGGTAATATCTGTTCAATAATTTGTAGAGCATCATCATTTAATTTTGCAAGTATATTTAATTCAAATCCAATATTATATGGAACTGGCATAAAAACTTTTTTTACATTATTACCATCTGATGCTTTAAATGTTTGAGTAATTCCAGTTTTTCTTGATGAATCATATGAAACATTATTCATCTCAAAAGACATTCGAGGAAGAGTGATTCCGACTGGTTTATTTAAATCTGCTTGTTGTTCGAGTCTTGCTAAGAATTTTTGTGAAGGTCCGTATGCCAAGGGAACTTTTAATTCACTATAAGTATTACCTGATTTATCATCATGTCGAATACTAATAGCATTAAACAAGGTGCCAAAAGAAACAATTGTCTTTCGAATTATTTCATGATAGTAATAAGTTCCTAACATTAGAATGTACCAAATGGATTATTTTCTGAAAAATCGATGATATCATCTGCTTCTGTTTCGATTTCATCACTTTTATCATATTTATCAGCAAATTCTGCTGATTCTACAAAATCAACAGTATATTGTGCGGATGATGCAGATCCAACTATAATATCACCAGCAACAAAAGTACCGTTTGTTGTTCCTAATTTTAATGTATTCGTTGTCACATTCCAAGATTTAACTCTTGCTGTTGCATTAGAAACTGAACCTGTAACAACCTCATTAAATTGATATGTTCCAATACCTGTTATTACTGGTGGAGGAGAAACCGTGGCAATTCCAGTACCACTTGTGTATCCAATACCTGCATCGGATATGAGAACTTGTGTAACGGTATTGCTTGTGGTATCAATTAAAACTCTACCTGTAGCAGTTCCTATTCCAGATATGGGACTGTTGAAGAATAAGGTTGGTGCAGTAGCATATCCACTACCACTTGATGCAATACTAATATTTCTAACACCCACAGAATCTGTTACTAATGTTGCAGTTGCTGCAGCACCGACACCATAAGTTGTTGATCCAACACCCAATATTGTAGAAGCAGCACTTACAATTGTGACAGTTGGTGCTACAGTATATCCAGATCCTGCATTTGTTAATAATATTTCTTTGACAGAATTTACACCATTGATAGACGTTGTGATTGCCACTGCAGTAGCATTAGTTCCTCCTGCAGGTGCAGTGCTAATCTCAACAGTAGGAACTTTATCATAATCATATCCATCCTCATTCAAAAATATATTTCGAATATATCCAGTTGCAGTGGTTACACCTAATGTTGCTGTTGAACCAATTGATATAAGTTTTAGAGATGTAATATAACCTTGATCAACAAGAGCATCATCAATTTCCTCAGTTGTTGTGCTAAGTTGATCCCATCCACCCACTTCGTCTTCAAGTTCAAAGAGTTCACATCTAAGTTCATAAACGTAATTTTTACCTAACTGATAAAAAGGTTTTTCGTGTTCAACAAATTTAATTTCAAAAAGTCTTCCACCTAATGGAAAGAATATTAAGTCTCCTTCATTCGGTCTACTTGTAACTTCTATCTCATCTTCAGGTAAAGACTCTAAAAATGGGGAAATAAAATCTTCGAATCTTTCTTTGGATATTGTAACTATAAGTTCATCTTTTAAACTCATACCAAATTTAGTCATAATATCACCAGCTCCACCATACCCATCAAATGTGTTTACGTATGCTTCAATTGAAAAATTATCACCAAATCTAGAAGATTGAACCTCTGTAAATATATTATCCTTTTTAACTATTCTTCGAGGTAAATATTTTACCTCAACACCATAAATTTTTAACTGTTCATTGATTAAATCTTGAACGAGTCTTTGTTCACTTTGTGATCCTTGTAAGAAAAAGGGATTTAATGCCATTATAATTAACCTATAAAATCAAGAGGTGGTAATTCATACTCGGAAATAAGTCTTTCTCTAATACTTTCTAGTTCTCTCTCTGCATCATCATATATCTGTCTTCCATTCATTTCTAAACCACCTGGCAATTTAACACCTTGGAATTTAATTAAATTTTGACCCCACTGTCTTTTTATTAATGATGTGAGATATAATTTTAAGAAACTGTCATTATAAACACCAGTAAAGTTATCAGGATCTAAAATTCGATCACATTGAATCACTAAAAATGTTCCTGCATCTTGTGCAGCCCAATCAATATCTAGATACAATCTATTTTGTCTCTTATTAAATCTTATTTGTTTATCTGTTGTAAGTAAATGATCAATATCCTCAAGATATCTTTTTGTCATAGAATATTGTAAAAGATTAACAGAATTGAAATAATATAGATCATTTAAAAATAACTGATACTTAATACTAAACATTCCACCAGATATTGAACTTGTATCAAATTTAAATATTCTATCAATTCCAACAACTGAATCTGGAACCTGTATGAAGTTTGATGTTTCGTAAAAATTAGAAGTAACAGTTCCTAAACCACTTACACTTGTTGAATTCCCAGTAGTTGTGACGATTCCAACTCCAGACGTTCCCGATGCCTTTCCACGATCTATATCTTCTTGAGTTAATTCATACTTAAGATACATTCTCTCAATACCATCAAAATGTCTTTCTCCAAACAATTGAAGAGCATCATCAATTAGATCATCTGCTTGATCATCATCCACGTTGATCTCTAAAACTGGTGCACCTAATTTGCGAAAACAGTAATCAATCAATTCTTGTCTAGTACTTGGTTTAGCCATTAAAATACACCTCCATCTATAAGTGCTGCGGTTAATGTTCCTTCAACAAATACATTTTGCGTAAATGTTGCAATTCCACTGAAAGTAGAAACACCTGAAGTTACAACAAGTCCTCCATTCGTGATTCTTACACCTGTTTGTGCTGTTATAATACCAACTGAGTCTACGTTTGTTACATCCTCATATGATAATGTTCCACCAATAGAAACCATTTCAGCTGTAATATCCTGAACAGTTATACTTGGTGTACCACTTAATCCTCCAGCAGTTCCAGTTGTGTTTTGATTACCATCTGTATTTACACCAGGTAAATCTATGTTTGTAGTGCCATCAAAACTTACACCACCTATAGCTCTTGCGTTTGCTAGTGACGTTGCAGTTCCTGCATTACCATCTAAAGAACCTTTAAATGTAGTGGCACTTAATATTCCAGTGGATGGATTATATGTAAATCCACTATCAACCTCTAACTCCTGAGCTACCTGATTACCATCACCATCCACGAAGACAGGGAATACTGTTTCATCAGTAGTACTATTATTCTTCATGAATGAGAATACTGACAAAGTAGCAGTTGTTGCATTACCACTAAATGTTGTGGCACTTACAATTCCTGCATTACCATAAACAGTTACACCAGTTCCAATCTGTAAATCTCCTTGAGGACTAATTGTTCCAATACCAACTGAACCATCTTCTGTGATACGAAGTTTTTCACTGAAAGAATTTTCACCATCTCTTGATTGAAATACAAGAGTAGATTTATAGTTATTAGAACTATTAAGAACAGAAATATCAAAAATTGCTGCAGCAGCGTTAGCATTATGTGTTTGTAATCTTAATCCTGCAAATGAATTATTTAAACTAGCATCATTTCTTGCACTTACTATCGGTGTAATAGCTGTTGTTGGTGAATATTGAGTACTAACGGTTTTCTTCAAACCCAAATCACCATTAATATCGGTATTGCCGAGTGTGGTAATACCAGATATTGATAAATCAGTTCCGACAATTTTACTTACGTCAATATCTGGAGAACCAGTTAAACCTCTTGCAGAAGTTGCAATTCCACTTAAGGTTCCTGAAAATGTAGTAGCAGTAACAATACCATTGAAAAACGCATCACCTTCTTTTCTAAAGATGATAGTATTTCCAGCAGGATTTCTAATAAAAACATCATCATTAAATTTTGAACCTTGAAATGTTGTAAAACCTGTAAAAGATGCTTGTCCATTAGATTCAAGTAGGATGCTAGATCCGATTGAAACATTTCCATTAAAAGTTGATATGCCAGTCGCATCAATATTTCCATTAAAAGTTGATATACCAGTAACATCCAATTGTGTTACAGAAGCAATACCACCTATAACATTTTTAGAACTAAATGACTCAACAGAACCACCACCCGCACTGGATAGTATTTTTACTGCATCTGCTTGTCCAACTCTTACTTTTATTGGCATTATCGAGTTACTCCCTCCCTCAAGAGAACTGATCCTTCAATTACTCTTGTTTTAACATT